TTGGTTTTTAACGTTTGGGGATTAAGATTCTCAGTTATCTTTTTAAATATTGCCTTGGAAATACCAGTGTCATTCAGTCCGTCAGCGATCGCAGTTTGAATTATTTTCGGGAAAAATTTTGATAATCGATCAGCAATAAGTTTGCCGCCTGTTTGTTCTAATTTATCAATAGAACCATTGAGAATTGGAGATATTAAGCGTGGTATTAAGGCATCTATCGCCTTTCCTCCTGCTGAAGCTATTCCTGAGCCAACAGCATTATCAACAACATCTACTCTGGTTACATCTTTTATTTTTCTGGCAAACGACGATAAAGAATCATTGATTTCTGGGAATATTGTATCTAAAGCCATTGACAACTGCGATCCTATGACTCCCGAAAAAGCACCAGTTCCGAGTCTCCCCACGTCAAAAAGTAACGGCAAGATTTGATCTGTTACGGAAATTTTGCTACCAAATCCAACTCCTTTTAAAAATCTTTCTCCTATTCCAGAAAAAGTATTTCCCACTACTGCCTGTGTGCGATTATTCCTGTTTAAGAATTTTTCTAATTCCGCTATTTCACTGCTACTTGATCTAACTCTAGATTCATAAAGTTTGTATTCACTTTCAAGCTTTGCTAATTCCTTGGATTGCTCACTTCTCAGTCTGGTGAGTTGAGAAGTTAGAGACGTTATACTTCTTTCTAGTTCTTGTTTCTGAGCGTCATCAATAGCAGGATTTTGTATTCTTCTCTGCCTCTGATCTATTTTGTTAGACAAAATTCTTTCATCTAATTTGAAGTTATCTTCAACTAATGATTTACGGGCATCAAGGATATTTTTTTCTTCTTCTAATCCATCCTTTAATTCCTTTAATCTTGTCCTTGCTTTGTCATTAGCACCACCATCTAGTATCCGCGACAAAGTTGCCCTACCCGCAGCACTAGAAAATTTAACAATTTGTCTGTTTGCAGATTCAAAAGCATTATTAATGGTTTTACTTAAACTTGTTTCCAAAGAAAGCGCGATCGCTTCTGTGAAATTTCCTGTTGCTAATGCCTGAACTGTTGAATTTAATATATTAGTAACTAATGGTTGCTTGATAATGCCTTTAATAAAAGCTGCTGATGTTTTATTGCCAATAATATCAATAATTCTATTCTCTAAAGTAAAGTTGGCAAGTTGAGAATTTAAGCTCTGAAATACGGTTCTGACTTCTGTGCCTGCTAAGTCTTGGATTTGCCTATTAAATCCAGTTCCTATGAGTAAGTTGGCTAGTGGACTATTTGTAGGTATTTGTCCAGCGATAAGCCCCGATATACTCCCAGTTAGTTCATCAATGGCTGCTGATGCAGATCCCCCTAGCAATGCTTGTATAAATTTAGGGGAATATTGAGCGATCGCGGGGCTAGTGGCAATACCTTCAACTAATGACCTAACTGGACCCGATCCAACTGTAAAATCAAAGAATGAGGCGATCGCGGTTTGAGCTAAAGATTTATCTAAGCTTTGTAAAGCTGTTCCAATAGCTTTTTGTGTACCAGAGAATATTGAAAATCCTAGTTTTTCTTCAATAGGATTAAATATAGCTCCGGTAATCCCTCTTACGCCCAAGCTAACACTGTCAGATATTTTCTTGGAAACAGGAGTAGTATCTAGTTTTAATATTTCTCTAGTAAATCCTTCCCCGAATGGTACAGCAATATTTCCAATAGCTCGAATATTGTCACTCAAACTAGCGGTTTCGCTAATTGCGTCCTCCGCTTGCTGCGCTATCATCGAGAAAAAACTGTTAGCAACTGGATTTTCTTGAACAGTTTTTCTTATCTCATTAACAACAGAAAATAAGCCAGTTATTTTTGATGTTATTAGTCCAACGCTGGTGACAGTAGCTACTCCTAGTCCTGCCATCGCTGTGCTAGTATCAAGAACTTTAAGCCTCGCCGTATCAGCAAAAGCGGCTACAGTTGCCAAAGAACTTCCTGCTAATGCTAAAGACTTAGAAACAGCAGTTGATTCCTCTTTTAATTTAGCAAAGGCTACACTCGTATCTTTGAGGACTTTACTAGCTGAATCTTTAGCTTGAATTTCTATTTCTATCGGTCTAGTTGGCTCGTTATTTCTGTTAGCAGCCATGATTATTTTTTAACTCTAGATTGTACGAAATTACGAATTTTTTCTTTCTCAGTTCCAATCTTTTCTTTTAATTGATTGGAAATAATATCAACTTCTTCCTGGAAATTAATTAGGGATTTATCAGCTTCTTTTAGTTTCTTGCTAATAGTTCCTTGTCCTAATTGAACACCAATTAATTTAGCTTCACCTACTATTGCTTTTTTGAGTTTTTGCCGTCTTGTTGTTGGCTTGTCTTTGTTTTTAATTCTATCAATTAAGTCACGTGTCCTCAAGTAAGCTCGTTCTAAATCTTGCCCTAAACCTCCCAATGTTGATGAGAGAGTACCCCTACCAAGCTTTGAGAGAAGTCGCTGCCTATTGTACTCTTTGGGATTTGAGGAATAATTCAATCTGCATTTTTTCTCAGGAGGTAAACAGATATCACCACAGCGTTTATTATCTCCTGAACACTGATTAAGGAAGTCCAATTTAACTTCTAAATCAACTTTAAAAATACCATTCAAGGTTGATGATCTCTGGATTTCGTAAGCATCAGTTTTTGGCTCAGAGGGTGGTTTAGTTTTAGTCGTGCGAGGTTTTCTGGCAGATGGCTTTTTAGTGGATGGTTTCTTGGGAGTCTTAGATGGAGTTGGACTTGTCACTTTAGCCGTTTCTTTGGTAGCCGCTTTTCTTCTGGCGTTAAAGGCAACTCTTTTTTTCTCCTTTCTGCCTAACTCTTCAAGACTTCCTTCGTAATATCCAAAAGATTCTCTAATAGCATCTCTAACTCGATTATCCTCAAGGTAATCTTTTGCTGAATGTCCTTTTACGGTGCTAATCCACTGCTGTCTAGCACCGCTACCAATATTGGGAATATTTGATACCGGATCTTGAGAACTGATAATAGTCCGATGTCTTCTGGATTGATTCTCTGCAAATCCAAAATGAGGTGTTCCTAAATTAACAACATTAACTTGTCTAAGAACTTCTTTCCCGGTTGGATTTCCTTTTATGTCCATTCGAGAAAGTAACTCTAATGCTTCTTTAGTTGTTTGCCCAGCCATGCCATGAGCGACAACATTTATCTTTTTATATTTATTTTTGAGTTCGGATGGATTACTCGCTTTTCTCTGTATTCCATAAGCATATAAATGAGCCGCTAAATCTATTGCATCTTGATTTTTTCCTCTTTTAAATGTTTGCAAATAATTCTTCATTCCATCAAGAATTTCATCTCCATTACCAGTTTCATTTGATTTTTTATTAATACCCGTTTCTTGTAAATCAAATGGAATTACATAATTATTTTGAGTAAGCCAATAATCACCATCGTTATCAGGTTCTTCTCTTTGGAGTAACTTTTTAATTTCTTCTGCTCCATGCCCTTTGCCTGAACCAACAGCAAATGTAATATTATCTTGAGGAACATGAACCAATCTAAGCTTGACGGCTCTTTCTTCTGCTAATTTAGCAGATTCATCAAAACCTTCACGATATTTCCCTTTAGTTTGTTCATAAGTTCTGATAGTTGTTCCCAGCAAAAACGCTCCTACTGCTCCGGCCGTCCAAGCGATTGGGGCTGAACCACTAAATTTAATTAATGCCTCTAGTCGTTTGTTCGTAGTGACAATATCTTTCAGTTGCCGTTTAGCTTCCCGTTCATTTTTATTTCTACCAGATAATCCAGATACAGCGATCGCTCTCGTACCCAAGCTACGTTTTCTCGCTACACCAGATACAATTCTCTGCGCTGATTCTGGATTTCTATCTGCTAATTTAATAGCGGATCTCATCTCATCTATTGGCATAGAACCATAACCAACTACACCTTTGCTAGACGCAATTTTTCTTAATTCTCGAATAGTGTAATTATTGCCAGTTTCAGGATTAATAATATAATCCTCTTCTTTTTTAGGTTCTGGATTAATCTGTTGAGTATTTTCTTCTAACTTGAATCGAGCGATCGCTTGATTGAGCTGTGATAATTCTGATGGTTTTGCTAGTTCAGAAGTTTTTAACTTACAAACATTATCTTTTTCAATACAAGTAGAACCGCAAGAAATACCAACTTTGCAGCGTTTCCTTTTACCCTTTAATATACCTTTCTTGGGAACAGCATCATAATAAATGTAAATACTGTCAGAACGTTTTGTTGTAGATTGGTAAGTTAAATTTCCATCTTTAAATGTGAACTTAAAAGGTTTATTCTCAAGAGTGAATAAACCTGTTATTTCTCCATTCGGAGAAGATTTGATATTAACTATTTTACCTATCTGCTTATTACAAGCTCGACTAAGTAAAACACTAAACTGTTTGATGACTAAATCTTTGCTGGAATTAGCTGCATCAAACCGTCCAACTCCAGACAAGGACTTTTTTAAGATTAAATCTCTCCCTTCTGTGTATAAGTTAGATACAGAATCTTTCTTTGTGCGATCAAAATATCTATTCAGTATATCTTGAGTTGATTTATTGACTTCTACTCCGTCCCACACATTATTATTTTTCTCCCCTGTCCACTGATTATTTTTTGTCATTTTGTAGTGGACGCTAGAATAATACAAAGAATGTCCATTTGCCTTTACATTAGTTTTATTAGGCATTGTCACTCCATATATTCTTTCAACAGGATCTTTATCAGGGTCTATCAAGCTTAATCCAGTGGGACGAGTTAAGCCAAAATAAGGACTTCCTGTAGTTATAACTCTGATATCTTTTACACCCAATTTATCCAAAATTTCGTAGGCTTCTCGCGTTGGCATCCCGCCCCCCGACTGCCCCATTAAATTTATTGGCTTATCTGGGAATTTCTGATGATAAGCATAAGCTCTAGCAGCGATTCTTACCGCAACATCGCTACGTCCTTTTGTTAGATTATCTTTTAACAAAGCGCGAGTTGCTTTCTTCAGAAAACTAGGACTAAGAACAGTTTCACCTTTTTCGGCAATTATTTCTTGTTCTGGTGACTCAATTCCAACAACATGATGATCTGGGAGCATTTTACCAATTTGCTGTCCCATGTAATCTGCTTCTAATCCTTTTACACCTCCTACTCCACCAGTAAAAAATGTAATTTGGTTAACTTTATTCTGAGTATATCGGCTTTCCACTTCTGCGCCATCAGCATTGCTTTGATCTTTGACCGATCTATAACCTGCTTTTAACTCAGACGGAGTTTGATATATTTTTGCTTGTTCCTTGGCTAGTTCCGCAGAATTAGAAAATCCTGCCTGAAATCTTGCTTTTTGAACTAAATAAGTAGACGTAGGTATTCCTAGCAATAATGCTCCACTAGCGATCGCTGCTAACTGTAAACCTTCAGGAGATTTTAATTTCAACGAATTGAGCTGTCCTTCTCGGCAAACAGATTTTTTAGAAATGCAAATATCACCGCATTCTTTACCAATTTTGCAATTAGCTTTATCCATTCTGTCTTGTCGAACGGGAGTAGCTAATCTGTCTTTTACAAATTTCCTAAAGTCGGCATCTTCAAAATATGCGTCTTGTCCATGTTCAGCTACTTTATTGAAAGATTTTCTGTTAACCGCTTTACCTCCACCTGCTCTATTGACAATATAATCTTTGTCTGATGCGGCAGTCACAATATCACCATTACCAGGGATGATATCAACGTCAGGAGAACCAATGGCAGTTGTTTTAGCTTTCACTCCTAATGTGTGGAGAATTTCATTAGTCTCCTGTACTGTTAAGCCACCGCCGGAATGCCCTATTAATTGAAAGTCAACATTGGGATTAGCTTTTTTATATGCCAATAATTTAGCAGCTAATTGTCTAGCTACTGGATTATGTTTTTTTTGAGCTACTGTTTTGATGAATAATTCCAGTGCTTCATTCACAGCTTTACCTGCACCATCTTTTGCAGGATTACTAGCTACGTTAAAATCTTTGTATTCAATTGGTTCTGAATAAAGATTTCTAATTCCAAGAGATTTGATGTTTTCCTCTAGTTTTACGCTTTCAGAAAAAGCATCTTTTGTGCCAAATCCACCAACCGCAAATACAGCCGTCTTGATGTTATCTGGTAATTTAGGTGCTTTTATTTTCTCTGATTCTTTCAGTGCTATCTTGCCACTTTCAGTAAAACCTTTAATGTAATCCTGTTTTATTTTTTGAATACCAGCGATCGCTCCCAACGTACCAGCAGCAACAAGAGCCGTCCCACCGCCAGTCGCAGCAGCAGTGATTAATGCAGTTTTTCCAAAATTATTTGATTTGGACGATTCAGGTTGAGAAAGTTTCTGTTCACCATCTCTACATTTTGATTTTTTGGGAATACAAATCTCACCACATTTTTTACCCTTTCTACATACGGCATCAAAGACTTCTTTTCGGTACTTGCTGTTGTTTGCGATCGCCATATTATCCTTCCTTAAATGTATTTTTATTCTGTTACTTTTTTAGGACGACCTCGACCTCGTTTCGTTTCAGCAGCAACTTGATTTGTTGCAACAATAGCTTTTGCTGTCTGCTCTACAGGAAATGATTCTGGATCTTCTGTTGATTTTGATTTTTCCTTAGAAGATGGAGATATTTCTGATTTTGGCTTATTCTTTCCAAGTAATTTTTTAGCTTGTCTGCCAGTATTTTTTGCAACGTTTGAAGCTGTCATCTTGATATCTTTTCCAGCAAGCTTCAAGTTACTTCCAATAGCACTAACAGCATTTTGAGTACCAGCTTTAACAGCACCCGCGGCAGCTCCTAACGAAGCCCCTCTTGTTGTTCCAATAACGCCCGCCATATTCCTTCTGTTTTCGTATTCTTCTTTTCTTGATATTTTTCCTCCAAGGGATTCTCTTACTTTTCTCGACTGTTCTTCTGCGGCGCGTACACCTTTTACTCCTTCTCCTCCTGCTTTTAAAGCTGCTTTGGCTATGTCAGTACCTTTTGTAAATTCTTCCTTTCCTTCCTTCGCTGCCTGTTTCAAGCGACTGCCTATAGCTTTCGCTCCACGTCCCAACTCGTTTCTGTTTAAGTACGCAACTCCACCAGCACCAGCTACAGTAGCCGCGCCAACTAAACCAGCACCAACACCAGCCGCAACACCACCAGGAGACTTTAATCTACCCGCAGCTTGTCTCATCGCACCAGCATTGCCAGTGCCGTTATATTTTTTACATTTAGCACCCTTGGGTAAGCAAACTTTTCCGCAAGCTACGCCACCTTTTTTACACTTGACTTGTGCATCTAATCTCACAAAGCCAAAAGCATATTCGCAGGGACTATCCATGCTGTCAGTTTTAATGCCATAACCACTTTCTAAAAAGCCTCTAGCATATTCATTGATTTCTTCTGAATCCTCTGGAGAGTAATTAAATCCTATTTCATTGCCATCAGCAGCATAATTGTAGATGTCGCCGCCACTCATTAACTGACCAACGATCATGTCTTCACTTAATGATGCTGTCAGAATAGTTACTGGTGCATCAAATTCATCTGCATAAACTTTGCCGATCTCAGTTAAAACATCAGTTGTTTCAGAGTCAAAGTGTTCAGTATCAAACATTTTAAATTTCCTCTCGCTTATAAGTCATTCCTAAATCTTTAGCCGTTCTTTTAATAACTTCGTGGTGATAATCACCCTCTGCCACATCTATTCTCATCCTGCCTGTAATGATTTTGGTAGCAAATTCTTTATAAACCTCACCTTCGTACTTTTCGTAAGCTGGTTTAATGCGATCGCTCCACAACTTTTCATCCCAACCAGATGGAGGAGGTTTGATAGAGTGCCGATAACCATTGCTAACGGCTCTCATTTCTTTGCAATTAGTGATACAAGCAACTTGAATATCGGCGGAGGAAAAGCTTAAACCTTTGCTTCTAGCATCATTCCTACTCCATCCCAAATTAGGATGATTGTGAGTAACAATTGAGCCTCGCATTTTCAATAAATCATCTACTGTTAAATTAACTGAAGTGCGATCGCCTCCCTTAGCCAAAATTACTCTACCTTTATCATCAATAATTAATGCTTTTTCCGTTGGTAAATCTTTAATTTTATCTTCGTAGCGATGAACAATCTTTTCTAATTGCTTTTCGCTAAGACGACATTTCTTGATTCTGGGAATACAAGCATCACCACATTGATAATTAGTTTTTTTGCACTTTAGGGTTTGATTTTGGAAGTCTGTCCTTGCTTCGATTCTTCCCTTTAATCTCGCTAGGGGCAGCAGTTTCATTTGTTATTAATCCTCCAAAAACATTACCCTTTAAGTGAGAATCATCCAATAAAAAACCGTCTTTAATATCACTCATAAATATAAACCTCTTGCTGTCCTTGATCTTGTTTAACTTGAATACTCCAAGTTAAACCATTATCGGTTAATTGCAGTAAAGTACAAGCTATTTGCGGAGCATCTGGGGTATTATCAATGCTATCTACCAGATAATCTACATTCTCAGCTTCTAATTCATGACGTGGATACTTCTTAGAAATACCCTTAATATCAAGAACCCTAGCCATACCCTGTAAATTACTCAGACTACTCATGTTTTCCAAATCATATTTAGTTTCTTCAATAACTGGATTTGGGATAACTTGAGTAATTTGGTAATCATCACCAATTAGCCGCCGGATATAAACATCCCTAACTTTTGGCAGTCCATACTCAACGGCTTTTTTAGCAGCAGCATCGCGCAATATTGACATTCTTTCAAAGAAGCTTGTCATATAGGGAAACCTATACCAAATTTGATATTTCCATCCCATTCATCTTCATCATCAACTCTGGGTGAGAGTGTTCCAACTAACAATTCATCCTTGAGCATTTTGTATCTTCTGCCGTAGGTTGTTAGCTGAAAATCATCCTGTTGAGCAGATGGAGATGCACTACCACTACCAGAAGCCATTGCGATCGCTCTACCGCCAGTTTCCGCAGTTTGAGCATCTTCCATTTCCAGGAAATGCGCCATCAGCAACATAATTCCAGTATCCCGACGTTGACCCCAAAGAGATGTAGCTACAAACTCCTTAGCTTGCTCTAAAGCAAAATCAACAATTTCGGGATCTTGAGTCTGGAACTTTTTGTATCTAGCAAGAAAACTGGGGCGTGTGACGACCATAATTATCTCCCAGTAGCAATAGAACCGGAAATAGTTTGAGACATAGCCGCAACTTCATCCTGAATATCTTTGAGTCTATCTGCAAGCAACTTTCTCACTTCAGGACGACGATCTACATTCAAACTTAGTGACAACCAATCAACATCTTTAGAGTTTTCAGCTAACTCTTGAATGATGCCGATATCCTCAAAATCAGTGGTATCTCTGACTGGAAATTCTGCGGTTGGCGTGTAAATAGTCAAAGCACCACATTTAATCAAATTGTTAATGGCAATCTGATTAACTTCATGCTTGAGAACACTATTCCACTTGTCAGTATCAATGAAATTAGTTCCTTTATTCAAGGTGACAACTTCAATTTCTACCCTGTCAGCTAAAGTTAATTTGCTGTCTTTTTTAGCAGCAGTTGGACGCTCAATCTGGTAATTGAACAATCTTGCACCGCGCACACCAAATGGTATTTGCCGGCTTTTCTCTCTTTCAGGGTGGTAAGCGATCGCAAAGTAGGACATAATTACACCCCAATAACAATGTGAGCAGCGTAACGGCGATATACAATAATGCCGTTGTAGTCAAAACTGTAACCACGATAAAAAGCCCAAGGTCCATCGGGAATTAAAGGACGAGGGCGGAATGGGTCAGTGATTCTAGCTTTGAAGTACGAGGGATCGCGCTTATAAAACACGGCCACAGCTTCGCCATTCGGTCCGGCAGTTTCAAGTTCAGCCATTGGCTGAATGTCTTTGATGCTGGGATTATTTTCCAAGAAATATCTCAAAACTGATCTCTCTTGTCCATATTCACTGAGGCGGAACTGACTCATTAAGAAGTCGTAGCGATTTTCAGGAAGCAAGAGGGTATCGTATTTGATAATTTTGTTGGTAGCTTGCTTGCCACCTTGAATCCCTGCATTTAGTACAGCTAGAACGTTGTTAGCGTTCATGGTACTGCCATCTAGCTTATATAAAGCCATTGACCGTAGCCAAGCAGGATGATTGAAAAAACCAGCAAGTCCAGTTTTGACATCCCCAAACAACAACAACTTATTCAAGATTTCTTGATAAGCGCGTTGAATTAATATGATCTTTTGTTGTTCAATGGGAACGTTTCTTTTTAAGGTTGCAGCTATTTCTTTTTCTGTAAATCTGTAGCCATTGCGATAGGTGAATATTCCTTGGTTGAACTGTTCACCAACCATTTCCACATAAGGTAAATTGCTGGTTTGTCCCCGTGCCAATTCAAAACCACCTACGCCATCAATAGTGGTATAGCTGGTAGATTCAGCCCAAGCTAAATTCTGTTCTTCAATCTGAAATAACATCCCAGCAGCCGCAGGTAATTCAGGTTTTAACGTCTGAATTACTTGAGCTTCTTGATATTCTAATTCTCTCTGGAAAGCTCCAATGGTAGGAGCATCCAATCTAATTTCTGATGCAGCTAAAGACATAATGCTCCTAATTAAAAGTCAACTTTACAAAGAGTGATGTTTTTGCCAAAAGCTTGTTGAGTAGCAGACAGGATAGTTACATTTGAGGAAACATTCGCCGTACCACTGGTTGATTTGGTAAGTTTGCCTTGGTTGCCAGCAGTAATTTGAATACGTGCGGTGTCACCAATCACCAAATCCGACTCAACAGTTTCAATCCAGATGCCTTTATAAGTTCCGCTATTTTTTAGAACTTCCATCGTTCTGCCAAATGCGTAACCGTCTTGAGCATTTTGGAATGTCCCAACTTGCTCGGTAGCTTGGCTGAGAATGGTAACGCCGTAATTAGAGTAATTGGAAGCATGATCTACTAAAGTCATTGCGCCAACACCCTCTAGGGGATCTTGGTAGTAAGCTGTCTGTCTGCCAACAAATCTACCGAAAGGAATAATAGCGTTAGCTGCGCCTGTTACAGTCTTAGTGATCGTCAAGTCATTGGTAGTTGCACTAGAGTTAGAGGTAACAGTCAAGACAGTACCAACGGAGCGGGCGGTCAAGGTGATGACGCTAGTGCCAGTGTTTAAGGAGACGTTGACCACAGAATAAAATTCTGGATCTGTAATCATCGCGTTGTACAAGCCAGTTCCTAATTCTGCGGTTGTCGCACTAGCATCAGTGCTGAAAGAATCGGATAAGTTCTTTTGACCTCCACCGATCGCTGCAATGGTCACAGTATAAATTGCAGAATTATCTACTGTTGCGGGTGGGGTGATGGTTACGGTGTCGTAGGTCGCGTAGTTATTTAACGCAGGAATTATAATTGCAGAACCAATTCCAGACATCATCCCAGCGAGCGCCGGAGACATATATCGGGAATAATTGCTTTGCCCAGTGGCAACATTAATTGATTGAAATTCAGGCATTTTACTTAACTATTTTTGCTAAGGGATAAGGGTTGTTGCCAAGCATTTGCTAATTCTTGCGATCGCTCAGTTTGTTTTTGTGCAGGATTTTCGCCACTGCGGGTTAAACCAATCATTTGCCGTAAATTGGTGCTGTAAATATCTGAATCAGCAGAATCAGTGCGACCAAAATCATCACTGTCATCACCTGATTGAGATTCAATTAGCAAGCGGTCTATCACGCCTTCCAAGTAAGCAGGTGAAGCATTAGACAAATCAACGTCTGGCATGAGTTCAGAAGCGATCGCATGATAGATGTCGTTTCTACCTAAAGCAGAATCAAACTTAAAGTTAAGACCTAAATCTTCAGCTTTTTTCCAAGCTTCAAGAATGACGGGAACTGAGTCTTTTCTTGCGATCATTTCTTCCTCATCCCCATATTCTTCATCGCCCTCATCGCCTTCTTCATCATCTTCCTCATCATCTTCCTCATCATCTTCATCAGAAGAATCGTATTTTTTCATGTCCATTTTTTTCATGTCCATTTTTTTTATGTCCATTTTTTTCTTTTTGGACTTAGACATCATTTCTTCCTCATCCTCGTATTCTTCTTCCTCATCCTCGTCATCTTCCTCAACCATCATTTTCTTTTTCTTGCTGTCTAAAACAAATTCTTCAGAGTCAGCATTCCAGGTATAACCGTGCTTTTCAAGAATTGGTAGTGCGTTAGTAGTCACCACTTCGTAAGCATCAGCATGACCTTGATAGCGATCGCGCTCCTCGGTCAATTCTTCAATTTGTTGTTGAAGTGCTACTATTTGTTTGTCAAGTTCGATTTCTTTTTCTGATAGAGAATCGGCTTTTATGGCTTGTTTCTCCAAATCAGAAATATGCCCACTGACAACAGAGGCAATAAGGGGATCAACTTCGTAAGTAGCTCCCTTGATAGTTAAACTGGCCATAGATTTATGTTTATTAGTTGTTTGATAGGCAACATCTTTATCATCACTATCTAAATGCAAGGCAACATCAGAACCCGCACGTCCTTTTTTAGTCAAAGCTACGTGATTGGGTTCAATATCAACTTGAATTGCATCGTAATGTTGTCCTCTCCAAGTTCCAGGTTCATTGATGACACGGCATTTATATCCAGTAGATATTTCTGTTGTGTCACCCCTTTCTATGGATCTAACGGCTTCAGCGTCAGTGACGATCACCACACCTCGAACGTAATCATCCTCTAGAAAAACTGTTGAATCTGTTATCCCTACTTGGTACTGTTTGGCATTTTCAGCATTTACTAATCTGTCAGGATGTTCATTAGTAACTATCTGAGAAGCCCATTTTTTTAATGCTTTTTCGTTTTCCTCTCCAGGGCGAAATTCTCTCCTAACTCCTCCGTCTGGTGTGCGATATTCTAAAATTCCTTGTTTCGCAAACGAACCTACCGCCTTAAAGTAACCTTCAGGCGTTTTGATCGGGCTGCGAATTGTTCCAGAATCAAATCTTATTGCCACAGCAGAAAATAGGTAAGTATTAGTAACATCCTAAATGGTTTAAAATCCAATAAAAATAATTATTGATAATTAACTAATTAATTGTTTATCGTCCAATTTCGTTTATAATAAAGCAAAGTTTTCTACAAAATAATGGCTAAATTAACAGGGCAATCATTAAATCAAAATTTAGAGTTGTACAGAGCGATCGCCAAGAATGTTAGGCAACTACGAATTGAGTTAAATAAAACTCAAAAAGAATTATCAGAGATAATTCAAGTCAGTAAGTATGCTTGGTGGTTAATCGAGTCTGGTGATACTAGGATGGAGCATGGAATAGTTTTAGCGATCGCTAACTTACTCTGTCTGCCGTCCGTTGAATGTTTGTCAGAGAAAGATTTTTATAAAACCGTAGGAGATGACTGGAGGGAGAAAACCATTAAAAAAATTGAAGAGAGAAAAAATAATAGATTAAACGGTTAAATGTTGCCATATCAGAAAAACAATGATATAGTGATATTTCCCTATCACTATTTTTATATTAACTAAAAGCACTGCCGTCTCCCATGCAGTGCTTTATGATTTTATATATTTATTATTCTTGGATATATTTGTCCTGTAACTGGCACTGTTACAACTATAGATCCGCCACCTCCACCACCAGTACCTATTAGGTATTGAACAGGCGGTGCAAGCCTTCTTGGTATTACTAATCTAAAGGATTCTAAAAACGGAACAAGATTGCTAGTATTATTCAATCGCGTGTTTCCTATCCTTGTGGTATTTAAAAACGCATTTACTTCTATCATGCTGTTCTGATCGCCATTCTCGATGCCGTTGCTGAAATATTATCAAAAACTGTGTAAGTTGCGTTAGTTGTGGGATCAAAAAACTGTTGTAAAATAGCCATCCCACTATTCGGTACACTAATTACATCATTGCTAAAAAAAGCAATGGGTTTTTTGTTTGTTGTATCTACCAGCATACAATTTGTTAAAAATGGACGATTCTGCCATATCTCTACGGTTGGGATACCATTGTCCAAATAACCATTGCAAGAAGTAGCTACGCCTACAGAAGCAGGTCTTAAAAGTGAAATTGGCTGTAAGCCGTTTGAGGCGTAAGCATTTACCCCTGAATCAATAAATCCATAGGGGGCTTCTCCCCACAGTGTAGGTTTAGATGATGGTCGCACGTAACCAAAAAATTTCTCATAGGAAGTCCCTTCTTGTATGATTACCCCTCTTACTTCAGGATGACTACATATATGTAGAGTAAATGCAGCCGTCATTGAGATCGTGCTAGTAGTCGCTGTCACGGATTCATTTGTACCGATGTCACCTGCTGGATTATAAGAAGAATATCCTCTTACTCTTATTGTTCCTGACGCACTAAAACCACCATGTATTATCATTTTTCCCCAGTTAGTATCTGCGGGGTCAGCGTCAAATTGCCAAACTCTTTGTTCATTACCAGTTGTAACGAATGAATCAATCTGAGAAAAACCAGCAGCAATCATCGCTGTGTTTACCTCATTCATGAATTTTGTTTGTGTACCATCTCCAGTAAACGTTGTTGATGTAATTGTGGCGTTAGGCATTATTCAATCTCCATAATTGTCAAAGTCACCTGAACTGTTCCTGCGCTACCAGAAAGATTTGTAATAGTAATGGGGATATTATTTGAACTTGGTATAGTTGCAATATTAACTATCGGTGATAAAGGAATAGTTAACAGTGAGTTAGTAGTTACGATTTCCATTAATAACCCAGCATCACTAGCATTAAAATTTAACGCATCTTGTAGGGTAGATGGAACATTTCTGCCCAGATCAGTAGCTTGTTTTGTTGTGTTATTATACATCCTTATTCTAGCAGGTTTATCGGTTGCTACCTGATAACAAATAAATCCAGAACTAGCAGTGAATGTAATTTGTTGATGCGCTGCGTTTGATAAAGAATTAGACGTAATAACCACATTGCGTCTTGTCTTTTTAAGGGCTACTTCCGATTCTGTACCATCGCTTTCTCCTCTAATAAATAGTCCATTGTTCTTGTTAAAAAGCTTTAGTTGATCTACAGACGTTGACGGTGCTGTTGTTACTTCAGTTAGTGTTATTTCAGAAGCCGCCGTAATACTGCCCGGCGCACCTGTAGCACCTTTATAATTTTTCCATAATCCAGTAAAGTCACTTGCAATAGGAGAAGTGATGGGTGAAGTCGTAGTTCTTACTGCTATAAAATCCTTAGAGCCATTAAAAGTATTAGTAAATCCTGCACCATTAGCATCATCGGCATAAGCCACATAAGTGTAGCTAGATAATCCATTAATCCCATTTGCACCTGTAGCTCCCGTTGCACCTGTAGCTCCCGTTGCACCTCTATCACCAGTTAATGTAATATTCCAACTTGTATAAGTACCACTGCCAACAGCGTTATCAACACTTATAGTTACTGACGTGCTGCTAACAGCCGTAACTACACCCTCAACATAATTTGAACCATCATTAGCAGCGCGTAACCTAGAGCCTGTCAACCATCCTAAATTAGAACTTGCAGTATAGGTAAAAGTTTTACTGCCCGTACCAATTGAGTTAGAAGCAGTAGAAGTTCGGGCAATGACTCCTGCTTCTCCTTGAATACCTTGGATGCCTTGTAGTCCCGTTGCACCTGTAGCTCCCGTTGCACCTGTAGCTCCCGTTGCACCTCTATCACCAGTTAATGTAATATTCCAACTTGTATAAGTACCACTGCCAACAGCGTTATCAACACTTATAGTTACTGACGTGCTGCTAACAGCCGTAACTACACCCTCAACATAATTTGAACCATCATTAGCAGCGCGTAACCTAGAGCCTGTCAACCATCCTAAATTAGAACTTGCAGTATAGGTAAAAGTTTTACTGCCCGTACCAATACTATTTGAAGATACTGAGGCTCTAGTAATGACTGCACCTCCGCTTCCACTACCAGCAAAAGCAATATATCTACCAGTTGTGTCCGTAGGAGAAACAACTGTAGGTAAATTTTCAGAAGTAGTGGAACTAGCGTCATAGAGATACCATCCTGGATTAGTAGTTCCATTATCATCTACAGCATAAAGTCCTCCGTTTATTCTTTTTGGAGTAGTTGAATTAGTCAAACCTTTCAACTCTGCGATCGCCCCAACTTTAAAAATAGGAGTATCATTACTGACTATTTTTAACCATCTACCGGGAGAAGAAATATTAATTGCTGTTGGCTTGATAAATAAATCACTGTCATCTACATCATAAGAAGTTGAATCAAACCTATATTCCGCATCCACAGAAATTACATAACGAGCTTGCCAAGGAAATATATCAGCAAGTTCCAATGCTCTCAATGCAGATAAATCCGCAACTGGTAAACCGATCGCTCTAAATAAAGTTTGCAAATCAGCAAGTGTGCTACCAGACTCAACCACACAACCTAATGCCGTATCATGAGAAATCGAAGTAACAGTATTTTCATAGAGATATGCGATCGCAACTTCATAATTACCAGAAGTGAAGACACTGGAATTAGCTTCAAATGTGCTAGTGAATGAAGTTGGGATAAATAGCCCTACTTCAGCAGCAACAGAAGGTAAAGAAGTGATTATTGTGCTACCAGATGAACCTACCAATATTGTTTCGGTAGCGTTAACTCCAGTGATAGGAGTGTCAAAAACATGAATATTAGAACTACCAACAATTCTTGCATAAACTCTGATTTTACCAGCGTTTAATTTAGCAGTCGTACCAGCAATTGCATCGGGATAATCAGTTCTAATTGCAGTAGCATGAGTAACAGTAATACTCAGAATTTTAGTAGCATCTAAAGCAATAGAACCAGCCCAAGCCGTCGGACGGCCAACACTATTTACTGTACTAATTACGGCTCTTAATCCTGCGGTATCAGGAACAGTAGCAGCTACAAAACAAGTTCCATTGTTGGTAACTAAAATCTTCTGATTTGCGGTATTTGAACTCGCGCCAAAAACATCAGTTCGTCCAATATTTCGCCATTTGTAATAAGCGATTGATCCCGAACCACTATCAGCTAATAAACTTAAACCTGTACCATTTGGCAAGATTCTTCTTTTGCCACCAGTGGGGAAAATTCGAGAACCAATATCGTCAAAAGCTGGATCATATTCTGCATAGTGCGGTGCTAAATAGGGATAAATTTTGACAACTTCACCTTGATAGGCTTTATTATCAACATCTGCCATATCAAATGCCATTTGTACTTGTAACACATAGGCAGAACCAGCAGGTAAATCCTTTGGTAGTAGTAAATTTGTGATTGCATCCCCTTGGTAATCCAATTCACCACCAACGGACATACCAGTTGTATCTAAAACTCCTGTCGACGTACTCGCATAACCCAAGAAAGTAATTTTCATTAATCCCTTGAAGTCGTCAGAAGCAATTTCATCATTAGCTGTTGAGCAAGCTATTCTCACTCGCTTACCTTGGGAAATTAGATTATTAGTATCGTTGACAATCCAAAATTTTACAGGCTTAGACAAATCGCCAGAAACGTCATAATCAGGGGTAATTATTGCTGAATAATCTGTAATTTTTGACAAGTCAACATTTGCCCCTCCCTCATCTATGGTTGATGCTACATAAGGATTAAAATTCTGGGGATTACAAAGAATCCAAGCAGATGCGCGATCGCTCCACTCTACGAAATTAGCGGTAGAAGTGACATATCTTCTCATCCCATTAATTCTGTTAGTAGATGGCAAAGCTGCGGGGTTCGCTACCACTGCATTTAATTGAAAATGGGAGTCATAGGATAAAGTGATTATCGTTGGTAAAGTTGTTGGGGTAACTCCATCAATATCAAATCCTGGATAAGTGGCCACCACACAACCCGAAGCCGGAGAATTGGTAGTTGCCATCACTACACCAATTTCATGGATATCACTTGCTGTTTTTCTGATTGTTGATGCCAGTGGAATTAATAGGGATTGATTGGCGGCGATCGCAATACTAGCTACTGGAGAAAAGTCGGTTACTCCACTGCGATTTCGACAATAAATCCAAATATATTTTGTACCTGCAATAGCGATCGTTGTATTACCCGATGAGGTAGCAAGAACGGGAGATGGAGGAGTTGGGGTAGAAGCGTATTGAGTTCTCATATTTTATTAAATATTCAAGGATGATAACTTTGTGCTACAAGAAGTTGAATTGTACCTCTAGCATAATCTGCCACCGGATCGTAGTAAGGTCTATTTAATATATAATCCACTAGAAATGTTTTTTTATATCTAATGCTGCCATCGTTTTCTATTTTCCATTCAGATATCGGAAGTTTTGGGATTTTAAGATCCGACTTAGCATAATTGTCAATATATTGTTCAAGAAGTTCATAGTTATCTACACTGTAGAATGAGTTTTTATTAAGATTGACGCACTTTATTAAATTTGCTACAGGGAAAAAACCTCTAAATAAATGATAAGCACAAAATGGCATAGTAATCGGATTAGTGTGTACAAACTTGACCGTTTGATCACAGATTAACTGATCTGAATAGCTTACTAGAGCTTGAATGGCACTAAATACATCACCTTTATAATTGAGCCTTAAATAATCTATCCTAAAGGATTCAATATTAACGCTATCTAATTTAAAATTAAAATAGAAATTCCAGAAACAACCATTATCCAATACAATCGCATTGCTGAAAGGTGTAGCCGCTTTTTTTATATATACATCCTCTGTACTAATAGTAGGCAATTGTTGTTTCCCTGTGATCCTAATGGTGAAATATATAACACTAGAAAAACTGTCATCTATGCTTTCGATATAACCACGTATTAAATAACTTCTACCGTTTATTACATCAGATGTAATAACATTATTGTTTAGATATGTGTCTAGATTAATACTACTATTTAACTGAGCGTTGTTAAATGTTTTATTTATTCTTACCCTGAATGAGATAATATCTGAAGTGAAAAAATTAATAACATTGTCCGAGTCTAATCTTCGTTTGATATTGGGCAAAATTAAGAATTTATCTGTACTATTTAATATCAAACCTGCTTCGTCTTCGTTACCATAGCTCTTCAATTTTAATATCTGATTACTACTATTGGTAAAATATTCAGTAAATTCAAACTCACCTTCAGATAAATTGCTGTCATAAGTGCTTACTTTAGTTACGTTTGTAAAAGTATGTGTAATATATTTTTTACCCCAAGCACCAAAAAGTAACTCACCTGACATAGTTTCTGTGTATCTATACTTTGTTGATGATAATTTTTGTGGTATTGAATTATATGTAAATGTGCTATTTGTATTTGGCAGCCATATTTGGTGTGATATGCTCTTAGTCCTCCATCCATAGAACGGACGATCAATTAATGTTATTGAATAACCGCCTGGATTATAAGGATCAGTTGATTGTATTATTTCTTCCGATAATAAATAGGATGACTGCCTAAGCTTTGTCAAAGTCAAGCTTGGATAAACTTGATTGGAGAGATTTCCAGGTATAATTGTCCTAAGTGTGAAATTAAAAATTCCAGTTAAATCAACAGAAATTGTACCGGATAACTCTTGAATAACGCCATCATGAATAACTATATTTTTGTTTTCCGGTGTTATGTTTGTATTTCTTCTCTTGGTGGCTACCCAAGCAAATGTCCCAGGAAAGTAGTCAAAGTCTTTACCTAAACCGTCCGCATAAGTATCTGGATTATTTGTTATAGGATTGTAACCAGGACGATAGTACCCCGTTATGCTCCCAATAGGTACTAGACCTTGTGGTATTTCTGCTAAAATCTTGCCTATTCCATCTTCTATTTGTGATTGATATATACCATTACCCAAATAGTTAAAATAACCACCAGCAAAAATAGGAGCTAGTCTAACAGTTTGTTTATTAACTTTTTGAATTATAAATATCTGTGAACCTCCCCAGTAATTTTTACCAGTGACATAAGGAATAAAATAGCTAGTTGCCAATATATATTTACCGTTACCCTCATTTTGCAAGAAAGCATCGCCACCATCAACGAGAGGAAAAGCGTCACTAAAGTTGAACGCCGGCGAGGGATCTGTCGTTATTCTTTTTAAAGAATACTGTCCACCCGTTAACCAATACTCATAGTCCTTATGTCCTTCTGGTCTAGGAATAGGATTAAATGTTCTAAACTCAGATTGAATTAATGTAATAACAGGATAAATAACATCACTACTAGCTCTCAATTTTCTCTGAATCAAAACATCCTGTTTAACAACAGTTCTTTGCTCACCAAAAGCATACCAAGTATCATTGACTTTAAAAACTATTACCTCACCACTAGAAATAGGATTAGCCGCGATCGCACTAATAGAGTATCCTTTTGGATGATAAACATTGACAGTTCCATCGTTGCTCATGCCACTAGTATTGCCAACAAAATAGTTGCCAGTGGCTTTGATAATATCAATAATTTCTTGGGATAACTGTTGAGGTGTTTTCATCGGTAAGATACAGTATTATCTCTGATTGTATTTCGAGCATACAACTCTAAAGAAATTGTACTATTACTATCAGTTAATTTTCCATTAGAGATAGAGAATGTTGGCTGCAATTTCTTAATTACAGATATTAATTCTTCAGCTAATTGCTGTTGAGTTTTAGACATTAGAATCGTCTCCTATTGGGTGAATTTATTAAAACATCTCCAATTACTTCGGCAGTACCACCAGTAATTTTTAGGGTTGGGTCGCCTGTCGCGTCTGGTTTTAATGGATCAGTCACTTTTTTCTCAGTGATAGAAACACTGATGTTTGGCAATAATCCCAATGTAACAGAAGTTGGTTGAGCAATACACAACGGCGATAAGCCATAAGCATTATTATTGCCCTTAAATTCCAGTGACCAGGATGCACTCATCACAATCCATTGACCCTGAAAGCGATCGCCTCCAGATACTACAGAATCACCGTCTCTAATTGCTGGATAGAAAGTGAATATAGTTTTTTGAGCCTGATCTTTTTGAAGTGCCTCTAATCTCAATTCAGTCTCTAATGCTATTTCAGCTTGTTCTTTATCTTTAGCTAGTGAATAACTTTTACTGCCACCTTCCTCAACAAATTCAGATCGTTCATTGTAGTTTGCGTAATAAATGATTGTTGTTTTTGGAGGATTATAAGCCTTCTCATTTTTAGTAGCTTCGTTTTTCTCCCAGTCAACTTTTTTAATTGTTGCTTCGGGCAATCTACCAGACACATCTTTAAAAGATATTTTTTCACTCAAATCAGAAAAAGCAGAATTTTGAGTAGAGAACTCAGTTATTTTTTCCTTATATAAATTTGGTGAGACTACTGTTCTATCGGTTCTATAGTACGACTCCTCCCCAGTTATTTTAGGCTTTTGAGGATCGTCTGGCTGTGATTCCGGGTCAGGCGTAAATACAAAAGCTGAATTTACTTTTGATTCAGTCACAACCAACATTGAAGCTGCATAATTAGGGTCAGGATAGATAACACCAACTTTTACGGGATCTTCGCTGCTTTTTCTGCTGACAAGTTGTTGCAGCCTTGGCTCTAACTCTTCATAATTTTTCCACTCAACAGTAAAAGGTTGACTGTCATTGTTTTTGCCGTAAATCAACTCTGAGGAAACTAATTTATATGCTGTTTTTGATTCAAAAGGATATTCTTTGTATTGATACAATTCCCACATCTTCTGAGCAAATTCATCCGTTGCTCTGTCTTCTCCAAATTCAATTGTTTCTTTGTCTTTTTCTGGTTCAAACCGCAATCTTTTCCAGCCCGTAGTTTTCTGCTCAACTAAATATTCAGCATTATTCCTGAAAGAACCACCACCAAATGTAGAGTCAAAACTAGCAAAAGAAGCGTAGTCAGGGTGAAGAATTAACGGGACAGTTTTAGGAGATAAGCTAGTTGCTCCTGATTGATCAGAGTCAATTGCCTTAATGCTTAAAGTTAATCCAGAAATAGTTTCATAAAAAGATTCTGTTTCTTGATACTCAACAACTTTCCAGAAATTCTCAGGCTCATCAGTAAAAAGTAATCTATCTCCAATATGTATATCTTCTGAAGTATATTCAAACTTAGCAATCTCCACTACCTCTTTCATAGTGACACCATTCACGATAGTGGTTGTTTTCCTGGTTTTACTAGGACTAGAAGCATCGCTCGTAGAATCTAAACCTCGCAAAACAGTAGTTCCAGCAGGAGGTGAATTAAAATTTTCATCCGTTTCTACAAGAATTTGAGTAAATGGTTCTTTCCTGGTAAATGGAATTGATGACGGAGAATTTGGCACAGTATTAGTATCGTCCTCTTCTGTATCGCCCCATGTCAAAACAGTATTTTTAATACCTTTATTGTTTCTTCTCAAGGTATTAGAACCGTCGCTAGTTATTTCTTGAATAGCGAAGTCCCAACGACCGCCAGAACCTAAGCTTTTTAGTGCCACAGAACCATTGCTATAGGAAACATAACAGCCATTAACAGCAGCAATATTAGCAACAACATCATCTACTGATATAGCAAGATTTCTGTCAGCGTTAGCAGGAATAGGGATTAGCGCAGTCGGTCCATTATATCTAATTCCAGCTTTGAACGCGATCGCAAATATATTAATATTTTTAGCACCGTAGGGAACAATCTCAAATACTTTAACTTTTTTAGATATTTTCTCTTCAATAGCTGATTTTAGAGCAACATTCACAGTGAAGATACTAAATCTACGACTATTTTTCCATACATAATTCTGACGACTGTAGCTGTACGCATCAACTATATAATCTATGCCATAAATAGTAACTTCCTTATCTCCTTGCTTAGGATTATAAGCAGACTCAAATTGTGAAATATCTTGTTCAAGAATATCTTTATATTCCAAAGTACCGGACGGAAACCCCTGAAAAGTCACCCCAAAACTAACAGTACCATCAGTCATAGGAACTGGTAGTTGGGGAGGATTCCTGACAATTGACGTAGTTAAACTTTCTGTTCTTCCTCTAAAAGCCATTATCTGTCATAAGTGAGAGAACCAATTCCTTGAATACCTGTAACTTGATTATTTTCTTGGAAGTCAGGTAAATAATTTCTATCAACAAAAGTATTAGCTAGTTTACTGGGTTGATTCCAGGTAAATTCCCACAATATAGGATTAATAATATCTTTACAACTGCGAAAACTTTTACCAATCCAGTCAACTTGATCTAGAAATTCCACTGGGAGGAAAAAAGAGGCGATCGCGCATTGGACTACAGGATTAATAGTTAGTGCGCCAGTAACAGTAATTGAATCACCAATTGCTAACAATTCGGCGCTCTCAATTACTAGGGATGTTCCTGATTGAGTAAAACTGTCACCAGGATAAATAGCAGTGGGAGTGAAATTGCCAGGAATTGATATTGTGTATGGAGCAGAAGATGAAATGCTAGACGTAAAAGTAATTATTGCCTCTGTGGGAGTAGTTTTTTGATAGAAGTGAATTTTATCTGCACTAAACCAAAAATTGTCAGGTAAAGCTTCATCGGCGGACAATACTTTCGTGTAGCCAATAATCCTCACATCCACTAATTCTGCATTTACGCTAACAGTGGAGTAATCACCAATAAAATCAGGCTTTTCAGGACTCAAATCATCAACCGTCCATCCTGGATTAGTCCACCAATTCGCGTAAGTATTCACTCTCAATAACGGACCCATTCCTCTGTCAGTTTCCGAATACCAAAAACGACAAACAGAACCCATGCTAGACAAGGGTTCTGGAGAAACGGGTAAATCAGTGTTATTGAGTCGGAACATATTATTTGAAAGTTTGAGAATCAAACACCAGTTCAATCGTATCCATAAAGTTAATCCCATTTGCCGTAAAAGGCTTAGATGGATTTACTTTAGTTAAAATCGCATCTGGAATTAAATATCCAAAAACATTGATATCCTCAAAACTAGCTGCACCAGTGATTAACCCAGAGACATTATTGTCTCGTTCGTTTTCAAATGCTACTAAGTCGGCTTCAGTACCGCCAACCAAAGTAAACGTTACTGTCTTCTTTACAAGTTGGACAGTAGTAATCGTACCATTTCGATTGATATTTACGTCCTGGGTTTCTCTATCACTGAAAGCGATGGAGTCTGGTTTGAAAGTGTATCCACGAAACGGAAAATAATTTGCATTAATAGCCATATCAAAAATAGGGAAACATACTGTTCTAAGTACATTTTAGTTAACCCTATCCTAATTACCTATATAAACTTTTTATTACAAATATGTTATATTAAATCTGTTTACTTAAATATTTTTATAGTGAGTAAAATATCTGAGTTACGAAAAACGAAAAAGATTACTCGAAGGGAGATAGCGATCGCTCTCGATGTCACCGAAACAACTATTTACAACTGGGAACAAGGAACAGGTATCTCGATATGGATAGAGCGAGTTGTCAAATTGTGCGAAATATTAAATTGTGAACCAAAAGATTTATTACCCCAAAGAAATGAAAACATTAATCTGGATTGAGGGTAGAGGAATGGGCAAAGCTCGTCCTAGAGGTAGTAGCCGAGTCACTAGGAAAAATGGCAGAAATATTGCTGTTACTAAATTTCATACCTGTTCCAAATACAGGCAATGGACAAATGATGTCATTCGCCAAATAGCAAAACAAAACACACCTAAATTCACAAAGCCAGTTTCAATTTGTTGTAACTTCGTAAATTTTAAGAGTTCCGACACCGATAACATCACTGGAGCAATTTTAGATGCCCTTGTCAAATCCAAAGTTATCGGGAATGATTCTGCCAGTTATGTAGTTAAATCGGCTGGTGAGTTTAGCAAGCTACGAAAAATCAGAAACTCTCCTAAACAAATTGGTATTTTAGTAGAGATTGAAGAGAGAGAAATTAAGGAACTTGAGCCAGAATTAGCTAACTTTATTCGTGGATTTGGTGTATCTATAGGTTAATCTATAGATAATTTATTCATACTTCTATGTTAATCAAAGCTTCCTGGAACAAATCTTCCAGAAGGCTTCTTACTTCTATCGAGCTACTGCTTTTTTTCAATTTTATACCAAACACCACTAGACTTCTTAAACTTGAATCCATAAGCTTGTCGTGGCAAGTGGGGCATATCCAGAATCTCTAATAATTCTTCCTTTGTTCGTTCCCAACCGTTAACAGCGTGTTCTTCTAATCGCCGTAACAATTCATCAGGATGGGGACGATTAAATTGAGAAGCTACAGCCATTAAAAAGTCTTGATTACTAGGAATAATATTATCTATAGATACATCTATAGATTCACCAACTCGTTCGGTTTGATATTCTGCTACTGTTTCCATGTCAGCGTAATTATAATTAAATTCTGCCATTACTTTACCACCTTTTAAATGCTCATGCAAAGCATCCAATATCTCTACTTGATATTGATAAATATAGGATTTTCTCTTATCTCCATATTGCTTAAAAGGTTGAATTTTTAGATATTTTAACCTGTTGTTCAATGTCTGATCCGATATGCCATACTTGACTTCCAGTGGACGTAGAAGTACAGGAGTATTGTTGAGTTCCATGTCAGCACCCTAAAATATTTTAAGGTCAGGATATCACAACTTGGTGCTTCTATAGTTGTATCTATTGGCATAAAAAAGCCGCACTGGTGCAAAGTGCGGGCATGGAGTGGTTACTGGGGTTGATTTAAAAATTCAATATATAAAGATGGGAGATATAGAAATATTATAGCCTAAATATCCTCCAAATAATCATTAATAATATTTAAAATTTCCTGTTTATCTTCCTCGTTAATCCCAAGTATTTTTCTTTGGGGAACGCCAATACCAAATTGATGTTTATAAGCTTTAGCATCATTAATCCCAATAGTGCAAGAAGTAGGAGTGATTTTATAATTTACCCTACTTCTCATCAATCCAGTTCGTTGCAATATCCTAAGTATTTTACCTTCAGATCGCTTGAGTCTAATGGTAAAGATTGACAACGGTTTCCAGGGTCTACCATCTGGATCTACTTCCTGCTGAAACCGCAAATCAACAGAAGCAATCCCATATTCACCAATTTCCTGCATCACAGGAGTTAAATTACTGGTTTTACTCAATAATTTAGTTAATGCCTCCTGGATAGCTTTGTCTTCATACTTGATCGAGAAAGACGGATCTGACATATTATTTAGGCGATCGCAGTTAATAAGCGATCGCATCTCTAATCACAGGTATCGCTCTAATATTCTAACAAAAGCTAGGCTGCCATTTCGCTATCTTCTATCCGTTCTTCCCCAAATTCCCACAAGTAATATTTGCGAGAATATGGCAAATCATTCTCAGATTTAGCTATCAAAAAAGCCCAGTACATATCTTTATCCTCATCTGTTGGATTTTCACCAAAAATGCCATGCAAGAATAATTGTCTATGGGGGTTTCCTCCAAACTTGTCTTTAAATTGGAAATATACCCATCCTGGCTTTAATTTGTGTTTCCAGACTTTAGAAAGTGCATCTTTCACAAATTTAATTTTCTCTTCAAATAGCGGGTCATCAGTTGGCAATAATTTGGCTTTTGATTTTTTAGCTTTTGACTTCAATTCAACCATCTCACCAGTTGGCTTTTCTATATCCTGTTTGGGGAAAACATGGCCGCATTGGGGGCATTCCATTATGAAGCAGTAGAGAATCTTCTGACAACCAGGGCAGCACTTGACTGGGGCTTCACCCTCTGACTCCTTACCCTTAGTCAAAGTAAATTTCTTGATATCTTCTACAAATCCAAACCTAGCAACATTGCCAGTTTGATCTAAAACCATGCAATCTACTTTCCCTGTTTCTGGTGATATTCTCAGTCCACGCCCCAACTGCTGAAAATAGATTGACTTGGATTTAGTGGGACGACACATTAAAACACAGTCAGCCGGTGGACAGTCAAATCCTATTTGTAAAGCTTTACAGGATGACAATACCTGAGTTTTACCAGTAGCTAATCTCTCAAACATCTGTCTTCTGATGTGCCCCGGCGTGTCTCCGTCTAAATGTTCCGCAACTATTCCATTGTCATTAAACTTTTGCGCGATCGCCTTGCTATGCTTAACATCAACTGCAAAGGCAATAGTTTTTCTATCACTGGCCAGTCGTTGCCAGTTTCGCAACATTGATTCCAAGACATCTTCATCATTCATGACTTCACTAAGCCCACTTTCGGAATAGTCACCAGCTATGGTTTTGACTTTGGACAAATCAGGTTGTTTAACCCCGTAGTAAGTCCCACGAACCAAAAACCCTCTATCCATTAATTCTCCCGGAGTAGGTGCAGCTACCAGAACATCAAACTTATCTCCCATGCCTTGTTTTTTTGACAATCGGTATGGTGTGGCGGTCAGTCCGATTTTTATAGCGTTTTCATTCTCATTCAATAATTCAGAAATTACAGATATCCAAGCGGTTTCATGGGCTTCATCACAAATAATGACATCTGGCACGAATCCTTCTTTCCACCAACTCCGACGGGGTAAAGTTTGAGCCGATGCAATTTGTACCAATGCTTCTTGATTTTCGTTCCATCCTGCTTTGATGAAACCACATTCTAGTCCAAACGCTGAAAACTTCTCATAAGTTTGTCCAACTAGCACATCCAAGTGGACAATAAATAATACTTTGCGTCCCCGGCTAACAGCATCAGCAACAATTTTGGACGCAATAACTGTTTTACCCGAACCTGTTCCAGAAACTCCTAAAATTCGCTTGTGACCCCGACGGATCTCACTGTAGATATTCTTGATAAATTCAACTTGATAATCTCTGAGTGTAGGTTGTTGAGTTTCTTTTTTGATTAGCTCTAATTGTGTCATAATAGTTTTGTCATTAGCCTGTGTAGAGGTTATGGCAGTAGTGAGTCTGTCCCACAGATTCACTATTTTAATTCGTGCATTTTAGCATTTTTTGAGTGTATTTGCAACTATGAATTGGCATTAAAAAAGGTGAGTTAAATATTAACTCACCTTTTGTTTTAGCGATCGCAGCACTCAAATACTATCCTGGCAATTTCTTGACTAAACATTTTCCAATGGGCGATCGCTATCAATTCCTCAGACGGTGAAAGTTTCATAATTCAACTTTTAAATAGCTCCAGCTATGTTTTGCAAGTTCAGCTAGTAATCGCGATCGCAATGTATGAGAAGACGTTATGCAAAAAACTAACTCGTAAACAACTATAGAAGCACTAAATCGTTTTTCATTTATGGTGTAACTAGGATTAATAGCATTAGCTACGGCTTCCAACTGATTTTTGTCAAATGCTGCTATCTTCATTCGTTTCTTCTCCTAATGTTTTAGTATCTATCTTTGCCCAAACTCAATCCACTCACTGCCCTGTAAAATAATTCCCCAATCTTCAAAATGCGATCTACTGCCATAAACACCAGAACTCATTAGCCTGAAACCCACATTTTTGTACCGGAAACTATACTCAAACTCCATGTCAATTCCATACTTTTCTTGAAGCTCTAACCAATCATGGTGGTAGTTCTTCAAAACATTTATATCTTCATCTGTTATTTTATCCATGATTATTCTCCTAATTCAAAATCTAAATCACAGGAATGAATATCTTCATTAGCTGGAATTTGATTTTTTTCAATCTTTTCAAATCGCAATAACTCCGAACTGTTTATATCTGAATATGCTCTTGTTCTAACTGATTCCAGTGTGCAACTTGCATAATATCCATAGACGCGATCGCCTATAAATACTACATAATATTCAATGCTCATGATTTGTTGTCTCCTAATGATTCAATCGAGTCTAAAAAATTCACTAACTCATCATCACTCTTGCTCAATAATTGCTCAACAACCGCCAGTCTTTGTAAATCCTTTTCTGCTAACTTCTCAAGGATAAATCCAAGCAAAGCAGATTCAGGATCTTTGGAGTGAAGTTCAGGCAGCAATTCTAAGTCCTTTGGAACATTTCTTTCTGCAAATTCAGTCATTTATTTCTCCCAGTTATTTATTGATCGCTAACTAAACACCAAACTTTTGTTTCCATCTATTTATTTCGTGCTGACTTGTCCCTGAATTATCAAAGTTTTCATTATCTGTCAGAGGGATGGATACACCACAAGATGCAGCCAAGTCATTGCTTTCCTCAATTAACTTGGATACAAAACTGGAGCGATCGCCTACAGGAATATTTTGTAGTTTCTCGTAAGCAGATGGACTTACACTGAAAGCTACTTTGTAAGCTGGTTTTTCTGCTTTTGGTGGACGACCACCTAAGTTTTTTCTGTAATATTGATTAATGCAACCCTGGCAAGTTACTTCTTCAATATTGCTGGATAAGTGAGGGAAAAATCCTTGATTATTACAAGACTGTTTCCCTGAGTAGTGGATTTTATTTGTTGGCATTATGAATCAACTCGTATGCGTTTTGAGGTACTGATTCAACACCAAATTCTTCTTCGCTTCCTTTGATACTTTCTTCCAGCATCTCAACACTAATGTCAATAAATTCACCTGTCTCCAATCTCTCTTTGACTACATCAGTACCATTACACTGAATATTCTCTTTGGAATCAAAAAAATAGTCGTGTGTAGTATCGCAAGGAACTTGAATCAATCCATTGCTAAACTCATACACTTTAAAGGCGTAAGATGAATCTCCGTCGCCAGGATTTTCGTTTGGATTAACTGCGATAACTTCTAAGATTTTAGCTTTCATCGTTTTTACTTCTTTGCTTGCTACCTCTTTACTATAACTAAACTATTAACAGTTTGTCAATACTAAACTATAAAAATACTTTAAACGCTTGTGAGGTCAGCTTTTCAGGATTTATTACAACTATTTATTGATTCTCTATAGTAATAATGCTAAAATAAAAACACCTCCCCAAATGCACTCCGGGAAGGTGTTTCTTTGTTCAATCAATTTTTGAATTATGACTACTATAACACCATCTGGCTTTTTTACGCAAGTCTTAGGCGAAGTTTCTCACCCAATTAATATAGTGAGAGAATATTTAGAAGCATTCGGCAACAAATGTAAAGCTGCAATCATAACTTGGCTTGACTCATGGACACGCACCAAAATCGCTCAAGGCAAAGATACATGGATTTGGGAGAGTCAACGGTCTTTAGCAGAAAAAATAGGATACAACAAATCAACAGTCAATACTCACTTAAACAAATTAATTGATCTTGGCATTATCGAAGCATCTTTACAAGCACCAAATAGCTGCTCACGCCTATTTAAGTACAGATTAAATATTGATAACTTGTCTGTATTCCTTGACCAGCAAGGATTTTCGTCGTTAAATCGAAATTCCGTACATGGTAAAACGGAATCCCGGACAACAGAAGACGGAAATTCGGACAATAACTTAAATCTTTCTCTTAATTCAAATATTCCTAATTCTTATAAATCAATCAACAACAGTGATGATGCTGAAGCGTGTGAGATTTCTAATTTAGAAGAATCAAGAGAAGAGAAGCAGACAATTGATCCTCCTGTTGACAAGCCAAAACTAAAATCCTCGGAAAAACAGATAACTCTTCCTGAAGACATTAATTCCGCCGCCCCGCAGCGCGACGCGACAAATCCTGACGCAGAAATGAATAATCATTTAGTGGCAAGCTTAGGCATCACATTAAATCCTAAGCTAAAACGATTCTTGGCATCCGTAACAGTGGAAGAGGTGCTAAAGGGACTCGCCGCTTATCGCTACACGCAGGAAATCAGACAAGTACCGATCGCAAGCAAAACTGGTTTCATCATTGACTCCATCAAAAACAATTACATGGAAAACACAAATATGTGGATTCATGCCAATGAAGAAGACCGGAAATTTATTTTGCTGACTGTAGGCGCGATCGCAATGGGAGTAGATTTAGTTGGCGGATTCCTTGTAGCAATGAATACAGGCACGATATCGTTTGTGGACAAAAATGGTGAAAATAGTGCTTTTGTCTTGAAGCTATTAATCGAATCACTTTCTCGCGTAGGCTACAAAGATACCTTGAAAGAAATGCTGAAAAACTATCGCATCTACATGGAGATGCAAGCAAAGTGATTATGAAAACAAGTACATCAACCCCAACTAGAATTATTGGCAGCTATTTTAGAGACGTTGACGGCTGGCAACGGATGAAATCTCTCGATAGAGAATGTTCAGAACAAAGAATGTTACAAACCTGGACAAGCAATAAAAACTGTCGAGGCAGAAATTTTGATTTTGTGATTGATAGACCACAAGAAATCGCTAGAAATGGAAAATCTTGGATTTGGAACTTGTACGGATTTAAGATTTGTAGAAGGTAAAAAATTTATCTGCGTTCACGTAATATCTAGGAGTAACATGGAAATTCAATTAGAACCATTCAAAGAAATCAACAAACCAGTCCTAATTGACTGGGAATATGCTTTAAAAGCGGTAGAAAATCTTGATAAGTATGCCAGCGATGAGAACAGAAATCCAATCAAAGGAAAAGCAGCGATCGCTATATTAGCTGAGTATGGTGCGATCGCCTACAAGTGTATTTATCCTCCAGAAGATACTAAATTGGCAATCATCATATCTCCTCCTCATGTTCGGTTTTGCCCTTCATCCGATGGATTGGATGGTGTTTTTATTGAAAACTACACAGAAGAAAAGCATGGTAAATGTTTTCTTGAATTGACTAAAGATGGTTTATTTGCTTACAACAATATTGATTCTAGAATTGACGGTTGGGGATTTTTCAGCAATATGATTTGGAGAGGAAATAAATAAGCGATCGCATAACCAAGGAAAATTATGAAAATCTGGAGAATAGAAGTCAAAATTGAAGCTGATGATGATCTTTCAGGAGATGAAATTATCAATTTCTTAGAGAGCATAAATCACCGTAGTATCGAATATTTAGTTGTTTCCAAAACGGATAAATATTCTGACAACAAATTTCTTAGAGGGTTTATCTATTTTGGGCAGAACTTCAGGTGGTGGCGATCGCACATAGACCCTAGACCGAGTTTATTGATAGATGACTCAATGTTTTGGGATATTCTTTGCTGTCAATAATTTGCGATCGCCCAACTCAATTACTAGCTTTATCAAAATAAATGTGTTTTAATAATTATCAAATCCAGATTATTTGAACATCATGAATAAAGAGCAATTAATAATAGCGATCGCAACCGAACTACCAGGAACAACAAAGAAAAATATCAATCAATTTCTTGATGCTTTCACAAAAGTTGTTTCTGAAAGTGTAGCTGACGGCGAAAAAATCACCATTGTTGGGTTTGGAACTTTTGAGTCCGTCGAAGTCAAAGAACGTACTGGACGTAACCCCAAAACCAACGAAGCTATCACAATCCCTGGCAGTGTAAAACCAAAATTTACACCTGGAAAAAACTTCAAAGAAAAAGTTTTAGCAGCAAGCAAATAGTTTTTAAGCGATCGTTTTGGTGGGCGATCGCATTTACAATATCCAAAAACAAAAAACTAATTAACC